TTACCAGATAGTCGAAGACCAGAAAACTCGTCCAATAATATGGATACGTTGTTCAAATTCCTGGCGATTCAGCGATTCATCAGGATATTCTGCACTATTGAAACTCTTGATGAGAACCCCACCATCAGGCTTGGCCACCAGCTGCTTGACGCGGATTAAATCACCGTCCCGAATCGCGTAATAATCGCCATCATTGATCGGAAACTGATTGGCGGTATCGATCCCCACCACATCACCACTGCGCAACAGCGGTGCCATGCTATTACCAATGACCCTGACAACGCGGGCATCACGGGCATTGACGCCCAAACGGCGCAGAGTATGGCGGCGAAACGGCAAGCGATAGATTTCTCGTTCTTCTTCAGGCATGGCACCGCTGCCTGCTGATGCCTCAACGTCTAGCACCTTGATATCAATGAACTCTTTCTGATCCTGCTCCATCGATTCCCACTCTTCGACGCGTAAGCGGCTCTCTTTGATTTCATCAAGCTTAGGCGACGTTGTGGTTGAGTTTGTCTCGCCAAACAGCAACCACTGTGAGGTTACCGAAAGTGCCGCTGCCAGTTTCTCTAGATTGCGCGGCGAGCGGGTTTGCCCGGCCTCAATTTTATTGATGGACTGCTGGCTGACCCCCACTTTCTCTGCCAGGGCTTTCTGGCTCAAGCCCAGTTGTTCCCGCCGTTTGGTCAGGCGTTCACCTAAAGTTTGCATAATTTATCTCCTGTTCCCCTGATTATAAGTAAAAAAAATTCAATAACAACCTGTGAGAGCTTATACAACTCAATTATATTGATTTAACAACTATAAGTAAGTAATATACAACAACTGTATTGAGTTTGTCTTGGAGCAAAAATGAACAATGTAAAAGCAAGCCTTGAGACATGGGGAAACTGGGCCCGTTGTCATCTGGGAACCGAGTATTCAACGGTAAATATCACTTTTCAAGAAGCGCTGCCGATGAGCCGCTCCGATCTGAGACGTATCGACGACAAAGAGGGGATGTTGATAGACGCGGCGGTTTCTGGGCTTAAACGCTTTGATTTACTGGCATATAAATTGATTGTTGCTCATTATGTCTATCGTGTCAGCCAGAACCGTTTGGCGAAAGAGATTGGTAAAGCGCAGAGTTATGTCGCTAATCTGTTGCGTGTTGCTGAGGCTTTCATCGCCGGGCAGATCTTCTCTTATACCGAGCCGGCAGCAACGGCTTGAGTGTATTTTCAACCGACTTTATTGAGATACCGCCGTCAGGCGGTATTTTTTTACCCACAACAAAATAACAATAAAAAGGTGTTGTAATTATATTATTATCAGGTATAGTAACAACTATAAGGTCAAAGAGTTGTATCTTGAACTCAGCCACCTGAAGCCCTTCTCTTTACGTGAAGGGCTTTTTTGTTTGTGCACCAAAAAGCACCTTTACGGTATGCCTCTATACCGTAAAGGTTGTTATTTCTAATTGATTTTTAAGCATAAAAATCAATTCAGCAGACAGATTTTGTTAAATATTATTCAACCATATATACCCTGCATCATTCGAGTTACAGCAATACTGCTTGCAGCGGCCCCGAAGGGGCTAGGCTCACGGGCGGGCTTCAGCGCATGTAATTTGGAGTCTGACGGGTATAGGGGGAGCTAATGGTAATAGATACGCCACTCAATAATCAGCCTACAACTACCTCGTCAACCCTGGTGGGTAACGGCGATCTCCTGCCGCTGCCAGGTATCCGTGTGCCGCCATTTTCCGGCAGTGAAAATGCGCTTCCCGGCAAGATCAGCAACCAGCGGTCATTCATTGACACGGCTTACCGTTCATCTTGGCTGGTAGGCGCGGCGGTGGATACCGTAGCCGAGGATATGACCCGTAATGGGATCTCGATAACTTCCACTCTGGAGCCTGATGCCAAACTGCATCTACAGAGTGCCTGGGAAAGTTTGGCCCTGTGGGATAGCCTGAATAACGTTATCAAACAAGGGCGTTTGTATGGCGGTGCGTTGGGCGTAATCCTGCTTGATGGCGAGGATATGTCAACGCCTTTGCGGGCTGAGACGGTGAAAGTGGGCACATTTCGCGGCATGATCTCTATCAATCGCTGGATGGTATCCCCCTCGCTGAACGAGAGAGAAAGCACGCTGGGGCCGGATTTAGGGCAACCACGTTTCTACCAGATCACTGATACCTCAACCGGTATTCCACCGTGGAAGATCCATTACAGCCGGGTGATACGCTTTGATGGCATCACCCTGCCCAGCCAGCTAACGCAGGATGAAAACGGCTGGGGCATCAGCGTGATAGAGCGCATTTATGATCGAATACTGGCATTTGATAGCGCCACCACCGCCGCCGTGCAGTTAATGAATAAAGCACATTTGCGCACTTACAGCATGACCGACCTGCGCAAAATTCTGGCGATGGGAGGCCCGGCGAAAGAAGCATTGTTGACACAGATGGCCGCCATTCAGCAAGGGCAGTCAATTGACGGCCTGACGCTGATGGATGCCAGCGATAAGTTTGAAACCCACGCCTATCACCTCAATGGCTTACCCGAGGTATTGGCACAGTTTGCACAACAGCTTTCTGGGGCGCTTAACATCCCGTTGGTCAGGCTGTTTGGTCAATCTCCGGCAGGTTTTACCACCGGTGATGTGGATTTGGCGAATTACTACGATGGCATCGCGGCTCAGCAGGCGCGGCAGCTACGTCGCCCGGTCTATACCCTGATGTCGATTCTGCACCGTTCCGTGCTGGGTAAAGCATTGCCAGAGGATTTTGCATTTAGCTTCAATCCGCTATGGCAAATGTCAGATCTCGATCGTAGCACAGTGGCTATGCAGACCGTTGAGGCGCTCGGCAATGCCGTGAGCAGCGGCATGATGACGCCTTATGCCAGTGCAGAGCAGTTGCGTGATTCATCGTCGGCCACAGGTATCGGTTCCACCATCCGGCAAGACGATTTAGTACGCCTGCGTCAGGATTAAAAACGCAGTTCCCCAAGGATTAATCATCAATGAAATATTTCTTTAATGCCCGGCTCGATAACACCCGTTATCGATTAGCCGAGGGTTTCCTATTGTGTTTCGGCACGCCGTTGGTACGCCCAAAAATAACCTGTCAGGCAATGGCAGGCCGGGAGCAACGCACGGTGGGGCGGCTATCAGTGGCTCCGGTAGCTCCACATGCTGAATGGGATCAAAAACCGCCTGTGGCGGAAGCAATTAACAGGGGTCAATAATCATGCCACCACCCAACAACCAGTCATTACCCACAGAGGCACAGTTTCGTACTGATTTCCCGCAATTTAGCGATGTGACTCGTTATCCCTCGGCCCAGATCGCCCTCCATTTGGCATTGGCCGATCAACTGCTGGATGAAACGCGCTATGACCTGCTCTACCCCTATGTGGTCGAGCTGTTCGTCGCCCATTATCTCACCCTGTTTGCGGCCGATATGCGGGCCAGCACACTGGGGGGCAATAGCGGCGACAACAGTGGCGTACTGGCTAAAAAATCGGTGGATAAGGTCAGCATCCACTATGACAACGGCGCCACCCTTAATCCTCAAGCGAGCTGGTGGAATCATACCCGCTATGGGGCAGAGTTTTACGATCTGCTGCTGCTGTTTGGTGCCGGAGGGCAGCAGTTATGAGCGTTAACACAATGAAAAATAGCGTGAAATTTGCCGTGCATAGCCGATGGAAAAGCTCGGCAGGGGGTTGCCATGCCACTGCTTGATGTAACCGATATTTTGCTGGATGCCGATTTTGCCGACTCGACGCTGGTCGTCACGCGCCACTTGTTGCTGACAGACGATGATGGCGTCACCAGCGTGGTGCGGCAATCCATGCCGTTTATCGGTGTGGTTACGGTGAACCATTCACTGATGACCCAGCGTATGCCACCGAGCCAGACGATCAGTGGCTCGATACAGATCATTACGCTGGAAAGATTAACTCAGGGGCAGAGCGGGCGCGACGCCGATGTTGTCACTTATCAGGGGCGTGACTACCGAGTGACCTTTGTCGATCCCTATCTAGCCTATGGTGCCGGCTTCGTCCTGGCCCATTGTGAACTGATGCCGTTTGACGGCGGGGTGCCGGATGAGCAACAACGTTGGCAGTAATAGCCTAGACAACCTCGAAAACAACCACCTTAACCCGCGCACTGAAACCCCTTATCTGAGACCTATTTCGTCATCACAACAGGATGACATCGAACTGGAGCGCACCCTTTCCCGCTGGGTACGGGGTGTCTCTGGGCTGCCGCCGAAGCATGTTTTATTGCACTGGACTGCCGAACAGCCTCACCAACTGTCGGCCACGGAAGATTGGTGTTCCTTAGGAATACTGAAATTCCAGGCCAACGACAATCCGGCATTTGTTAATCAGACGGAGGGCAGCGCACAGCTATGGCGCAATGAACTGATTGAAATCATGGTCAGTTTTTACGGGCCTCACGGGCAACGGCTCGCGACCGAATTCCGTGATGGTGTCGCTATAGCGCAAAACCGGGAAGAACTGACTTGGGCTGGCCTCGCATTTGCGGCGTCGGGAGCCATAGTTTCAGCCCATGAACTGAAAAATAATCAGTGGGTTAGACGTTACGATCAGCACTTGACGCTTCAGCGCAAAGTGGTCAGAGAGTACGCGATCCACTCTATCCTCGAAGCACCAACACACTTTTTTGGAGAGTAAGCTTATGTCACAGGGATTACCTGTTTCTAATATTATCAACGTGTCCGTGAACATGGCGGTCCGCGCTGCACAGGCCCGTAACTTTGGTTCTTTGCTGATTGTTGGCAACTCGCCCGTCATTGATGTCCATGAGCGCCTGCGCGCCTACAGCGATATCAGCGGTGTGGTGGCCGATTTCGGTCTGAACTCACCGGAATATCAGGCAGCGAACCTTTATTACCAGCAATCCCCGCGCCCGGTGGATCTGTTGATCGGGCGCTGGGTGAAAACCGATGCTTCCGCTGTCTTGCGTGGTGGGGTTCTCACGCCAGCACAACAGCAGCTAAGCCGCTTTACTGCGGTGAAAGATGCTTCAATGAAAATCACCATTGACGGCACCGTGAAAACCGTGGGGCCGCTTGATTTCTCTGCCGACAGCAGCCTGAACGGTATTGCTGCCAAAGTGGCTACCGCCATCGGCACTGCCACGGTGGTATGGGATGGCAGCCGCTTTATCGTTAGCTCAAAAACTACGGGTACGACTTCGGCCGTCACTTATGGTTCGGTGAATACCGGGACTGACCTCTCTCTGTTGATGGGGCTGGTACAAAATGTCGGTGCGTTAGTGGTTCCCCGCAAAGCGGCAGAGAAAATTGATGAGTGTGTCGCGGCATTGGCTAACCAATCCACTGCTTGGTATGGCCTGATGATTGCGGATACCTCATTGAGTGATGCGGATATCACCAAGGTTGCCGCGTTGATTGAATCTGACGGTGTCGCGCGGATCTATGGTCACACCACACAAAACAGCAACATCTTCACTGCGGGCAGCAGTACGGATATTGCCAGCACCCTGAAAGCGGCGAACTACTCACGCACATTAGTGCAGTATTCGAGCGCCAACCCTTATGCGGTAGCTTCGCTGTTTGGGCGCGCTTTTACCGTCAATTTCAGCGGTAACAACACTACTATCACCCTGAAGTTCAAACAGCAGCCGGGCATCACGGCGGAAACCCTGTCGCAAACCGATGCCAATACTGTGCAAGGGAAAAACGCCAACGTCTTTGTCAACTACAACAACGACACGGCGATTATCCAGGAAGGGGTGATGTGTAACGGCGATTTTATCGACGAGCGTCATGGACTGGACTGGTTGCAGAACTATGTACAGAACAATCTCTACAACCTGCTGTTCACCTCCACCAGCAAAATTCCACAAACCGATGGCGGTGTAACGCGGCTGTTGACCAATGTTGAGCAGTCATTGGCGAAAGGGGTCGATAACGGTCTGATTGCACCAGGGGTATGGAACGGTGGGCCGCTGGGCATTCTGCAATCGGGTGAAACGCTGACCAAAGGCTATTACACCTATGCCTCACCGATTGCCGAACAATCGCAGGCAGAGCGTGAAAAACGCCGCGCACCGGTGATCCAGTGTGCCATCAAACTGGCGGGTGCAGTGCATTACGCCGATGTCATCATCAACGTAAATCGTTAATTTAAGGAAAAAACTATGGCTACTTATTCATTTGCAGACGTTAGCGCCACCTTGGCGGGCCCGAGTGGGGTTATTGATTTGGGCTATGGCGCTTCTAATGCCGACGAGGGGATCGTGGTCTCCATGAGCGGCCCGCAAAACACTATGACCTTGGGAGCGGATGGTGAAGTGATGCACAGCCTGCACGCGGCTAAATCAGGCACTATTAGCATTACGCTGCTGAAAACCTCACCAGCGAACAAAAAGCTCTCCTCGGTCTACGGTGCGCAAGGCCTTTCTTCCACTCTGTGGGGGAATAACATCATCACCATCCGTAATACCGCCTCTGGGGATACTATTGTGGCGCGCAACTGCGCGTTTCAAAAGCGCCCTGACCATGTTAATGCCAAAGAAGGCGGCAATGTAACCTGGGTGTTTGACTGCGGTAAGGTTGACCAGATGTTAGGAGAATTCTAAGTATGGAGTTCGAGCTTAAAGGGCAGGAATATCGAGCGAGAAAGCTCGATGTTTTTGAGCAGTTTCGTGTTTCCCGTAAATTACTCCCCGCGGTGGCGGGGGTTTTTGAGGAACTGAAAAGTGGTGAAATTACGCTGGCGGCCTTGTTGCCGCAGGTAGCAGAAGCCGTTGCCGCCATGAGCGACGCTGACTGCGACGCCATCATCCATCCCTGCCTCTCTATGGTATCGCGCAAGAATGGCAAGATCTGGACCGCTGTTTTCCAGGATGGGGTGATGATGTTTGATGATATCGACATGTTGAGCATGCTGGAATTGGTCGGTAACGTCATTCGAGATTCCCTCGGCGATTTTTTTCCCGTACCCCTCGCCAGCGAGATAGCCGACCTGCCAGCGGTTTAACGCTGGATACCCTGCCGGGGGGGGAAGAGTACCTGCTGCGCCCGGTCGACGCAGGTCTTATTCCGTATACTGCTCTGCGCGATCGTTCTATTGGCCTGGCTGATGTGGCACTGATGAATGATTTTCTCGACTTGCAGTTTGATAACGCTGAAAGGATAGAGAAATGGCGTAAGCAGAGTTAATTAATCGTTATGCATTTCGAGGGTGAGTCCGCCGTACATATTGAGGAGGGCTTCGGCCCTCTTAATTAATTGGAGGTGTTATGGCTAAAAATATATTCGCGACTAAAGAAGATGTCGATAAATTACTTAAAATGCATGGCGGTGTGTTTAAACGTAATCAAGGCTTGACTGTTACCGGTTTAAATAAAGAGCAAACTCTCGCTTATGCTTTAGGTGCAATGCACAATGAGAGTGATGGGAGACAACGTGCCGAAAATTCTAAAGGCTATGTAGGTTTATTTCAGTTTGGTGCAGCAGCACTTACTGATGCTGGTCTTATCAAAATGGACAAGTATAAAGCTTATCTTGGGGCAAATGTTAGCCAGAAGAGTTTTTTGAATAATAAAGATAACTGGACAATCGCAGGAGGCTTGGAGACTTTTCTTGACGATCGTGATTTGCAGTATAAAATTTTTATTAAAAACAGTAACAGAAATATCAGAGCTGGAGAGAGTGAATATAAAAATTATGTAAAAAACCCTGAAGGGAAATCTGTTCTTGATAGCGTATTCCCTCCGATTTTAAATGCCAATAGTACGGCTATTGAAAGAGCCGGGTTCGCCATGGGGGCACACTTAAAAGGAGCTACTGGGGCTAATAAGTATTTTCATCTCGGGAATAATAGCAGGGATGGAAATCGAGTAGAAATAAGCTCTTATGTTGAAAGAGGAAAGAGAAGCGTTAACGATCTCTCATCCATAGCTGCACAATTTTTAAGTAGTTCCTCTCTGGCTAATAGTGAAAGCAAGCTAGAGGATGTTATAGCAGTATCAAAAGATGATACCATTCCTATCGTTCCGAATGCGCAGTTAGAAAATTACATACCACCACTTATTACGAAAGATATTGAAAAAGAGTATGAGGGCTATAAATGGGCTAAGGGAAAGGGGAGGTTAAAGGATGGTACGCCTACAATAGATTGCTCACATCTGGTTAATGAGATCTTAAAGCGATATGGCTATAAAATTCCTTACCAAACCACTGCGGAATTAAAGAGTTCAAAATTCTTTGACGAGATAGATGTCAAAGATGTGAAGCCGGGAGATATTGCATTATGGGATGGCCATACTGGCATAGTTGAAGAACCTATAAATGCCGATGAAAAAATAGGCAAATTTTATGGTTCACAAACGAGTACGGGACCGAGTTCTACATATTTTGGTCCAAATACAGGTTACTGGGAGAAGCCTAAGTCATACTTACGCCCCAGAGCTGAATATTTAAATCCAACCTCACAAAAAAATACTGCGGTAGAGCAGAAAAAGGTCACTCCTCCGAAAGTGCCCCCTTCGCTTGGGGCAGTAAAAAGCAACACCAATGTAGCGAAAGAAAAAAGGCCATCATCCGGCTATGAACTGCTAAATAGCATGATGTCAGCATTAAAGCAGTTGCCTGTGCCTAATTTAGAACACGCCAGTAAAACATTACTTTCGCAGCAGCCAGAGGATTATCTTTCTGCAAAAGGCTGTTGCTGTGCATCAGGCAAACCGGGAGCGGCCTCAACGGTGATTAACCAGAACACCTCTATTACGTTAAATGCCGAATGTAAGGATCCCCATGCGCTTGGCAAAATAGTGACCAATGCACAGGAGCAAGTGAACAGAGATATGATGCGCAAAATAACACCGAGGACATCATAATGGATCTGTTATCAGTGCTGTTTAATCAGCAAAAACGGCGTATCGGTGTCATTGTGCCCAGCATTGTGATCAGCGAAAGACACAGTGACAGCACGGTAATCACCGAACATCCGGTGGGTTTCGGGGCCGCGATTAACGATCACGCCTATAATCGCCCAGCCGAGCTGGTGATGGAGTTGGGATTTGCCGGTGCGGGTTCATTGGTGGATTTTTTTGATACCTCGCAGTATGAGATTGCCGGGCAGGAACTTTCCATTGGTACCAATCCGAAAGAGATATATCAGCAGTTACTGGATTTACAAAACACATTTGAATACTTTGATGTCACTACCGGTAAACGACAATATAAAAATATGCTGATTCGTTCATTGAATGTGACTACGGATGCAGCCACTGAAAATGTGTTAATGATTACCCTCGCCATGCAGCAAATTAATATCACTAATACTCAAACCGTTACCGAAACCCCAGTTGAAGACATGGCTCAGGGGCAGAATACCGCCGGTGTTGCTAACACTGGGGTAAAAAACCCTCTAACAGTGAATCCGAATAATATGTTGAGAGCGTTTGTCGATAGCGTTACCGGAGCGATAAAAACGGGGGTGTCTGAACTTAAAGGAGTCATGGAACGATGATAGAAATTGCACTGACTGCGGATAATCAGCGTTTCAGAATCACATTAAGAGGCGTTGAATATCAAATGACATTACTCTGGCGCGATAACGCTGGATGGATTTTAGATATTGCCAACAGTAGCGGAGCCGATATTGTCAATGGCATACCTCTGGTAACCGGAGTTAATCTTTTACAGCCCTATCGACATCTGGGCTTTAATGGTGCGTTGGTGGTTGCCTCTGATGTTGATATTTATGCTACACCTACCAAAGATAATCTTGGTAGTGCTGGGCATCTGTATTTTATTGCCAGTTGAAACTAATAGTATGGAGTGACCTTATTGGTAGGTGAGATATGAGTGAAAACTGGGTAAGAAAATGTTCCCTGGTGATGGTTGATGAAAAAGGTAATGGACTGGATTTATCCTCTTTTAAATTCACTTTCTCAATCACCTGGCAGGATACCAAATATCCTAAAGAAGCGGTGTTTAAAATTTATAACCTCTCGTCCGATGTGGCGAATAAAATCACCCGCGGGGAGTTTGCAAAAATACAGCTGTTGGCCGGGTATCAGGATAACGCCGGTTTGATATTCAGTGGGGAAATAAATTTCTCTATTGATGGCAGGGATAATGAAACGGATACCTTTGTCACCATCCAGGCATCGGAGAATGATAAGGCTTTCTGCTATGCAACAGTGAATACTACGCTGGCCGCGGGATACAGTAAGACGGATATTTTTCAGGCTTTATTAAAAGCGGTGAAAAACTTTGGCGTGACCGTCGGTCTTATTCCTGAGCTGGATGATGTTAAAATGCCCCGCGGCAAACCGATCTATGGTATGCATCGGGATGAGATGGACCGCCTGGCGTTACAAAACAAGGCGACCTGGCAATATGTCAATAACACTATCCAGATGCGGCCTGATAATACCCACAGTGCCGGTACTATTGTTCTTAACAACAGGACTGGATTAATTGGCATGCCTCAGCAGACCATTGACGGTGGCATTAATTTACGATGCCTGATTAACCCTAATATTATTATTAATAGCCTGGTGAGGCTTGATAATAGCAGTGTCTATAATACGACGTCACCGATTGACAATGCGAATCCTGCTAAAACAGCGAAAAAGCCAGTTAAAGTACCATCTTCGATATTATCAAAAGATGGTGATTATAAGGTGATTAATCTCTCTTATCACGGCGATACTCGCGGCAATGAATGGTATATGGATTTGGTCTGTGTCGCCAAAGGTAAAGCGGACGCTATCACGTTAAATAAGGTAAGGAGTGATGATTACTAATAAAGAACGGGCCAGTTCGACGGAGTTTATTCTCGACACCCTGCGGGAATCTATCTATTCAGAACTCCGTGTGGCAATGCCGGGGATTATCGAATCCTTTAATGCCAACGCGGTGACCTGCGAGGTGCGCCCCGCCATTCGCGGCAGGATTGAAAACCCAGACGGCACAGTGACGCAGGTGGAATTACCTCTGTTGGTGGATGTTCCGGTGATCTTCCCGCGCGGTGGCGGTGTCAGCCTGACGTTTCCAGTGAAAAAAGGCGATGAGTGTCTGGTGGTGTTTGCCGATCGCTGCATTGATTTCTGGTGGCAAAACGGTGATGTACAGGATGCGGTAGATGGGCGAATGCACCATCTGGCGGATGCTTTTGCCATTCTCGGGCCACAGTCGCAAACTCATAAAATCAGTAATATCAGCACCTCATCGGCGCAGCTGCGCAGTGACGATGGGGCTGCGATGATCGAACTGATCCCTGGCAGCCATGCGGTTAATGTCACCACGTCGGGAAAACTGACGGCGAATGCTAATGGTGGAACCGAGATCACCTCTCCTAGCATCGTGCTGAATGGCAATGTCACCATCAATGGCAACCTGTCGCAAGGCATGGGGAGTGGTGGTGGCAGCGCCACCATCAACGGGCCGGTGACCGTGAAAAATGATGTCACAGCATCCGGTATCAGCCTGAAAAATCACAAACACGGCGGTGTACAAACCGGCAGTGGCACCACAGGAGGAGCACAATAATGCGCTACCGCAGAGAAGACAGCTCCGGCGATTACATTTTTGGCGCTGGAGATAACACCTTTATGGTCAACACGCCTGAAGCTGTGGCTCAAGCAGTGAAAACCCGTTTTGAGTTATGGCAAGGGGAGTGGTTTTTGGATACCACGGCGGGTACACCTTATAAAACCGATATTCTGGGGAAGCATAAATCGCTGGTCTATCAGATGGCCGTTCGTGAACGCATTCTGGGAACCCGAGGGGTAAGCGAAATCACTGATTTTCAGGTGCAAGTCAACCCGCAGACCCGCCGCGTGATCTTTACCTCCACTATCAACACCTTGTACGGAACAACCACCATTAATAGCGAGGCATAATGCTCAATCTTGATACATTAGGGTTATCGGCCAGCGTCGATGCCCAAGGGATTAGTGCGCCCGATTATCAGACAGTCCTTAGCACGCTGACGGCCTTTTTCCGCCAGATTTATGGCGAAGATGCTTACCTGGAGCCGGATAGCAAAGATGGGCAGTGGATCGCCGTGATCGCGCTGGCCATTCATGACGCCAATAATATGGCGATAGCGGTATTCAACTCGTTCAGCCCAGCAACGGCGCAGGGCCGGGCATTGGAAAATAATGTCAAAATCAATGGCATTACTAAAAATGCTGCCAGTCAATCCACGGCGGATGTGGTACTCAGCGGGCAAGTGGGTACTCAAATCACCAACGGCGTGGTGCGCGACACCAATGGCATCAGTTGGAGCCTGCCGAGCAACGTAGTGATCGGCTCGTCGGGGCAGGTAACGGTGACCGCCACCTGCCAGGTGATCGGTGCGGTGATTGCCTTGCCGGGCGATCTTAACGTGATTGGCTCTCCTACCCGTGGTTGGCAAGCAGTCACCAACCCACAGGCGGCGTCACCGGGGCAGCCGGTGGAGTCAGATGCGGAACTGCGTATCCGCCAATCGCGATCGGTGTCGCTGCCGTCGCGCACGGTGTTGGAGGGGATTATCGGTGCCATCGCCACTCTGCCCAATGTGGAGCGTTACCGGGGTTATGAAAACGATACCAGTATTACCGATAGCAACGGCATTCCCAGCCATTCGATTGCGATTGTGGTGGATGGCGGTGATGATCGGCAGATAGCCAATACCATTGCCACCAAAAAAACGCCGGGAACCGGGAGCTATGGCACCACGGTTGTTCCCGTGACCGATCAGTATGGCATCACTCGCTCGGTCTCTTTCTTTCGCAAAACCAGCGTTCCGATCTATGTACGGGTCACCTTGAAGCCTTTGGTGGGTTATACCACCAACATTGCTGAGGCGATTAAATCTGCCATTGCTGATTACATTAACGGCGTGGCGATCGGCGATCCGGTATTGCTGCACCGCCTGTTTGTCCCTGCCAATCTCAATGGTGAAGGGCGAGCCTATGACCTGGCCGACCTGCAAATCGGCAAATCCGCCAGCGCACTGGCTGCGGCCAATATCAACGTTACATTTAATCAGGCGGTTACCTGCGCGGCGGCGAATGTCACAGTGGTGACGACATGAATACTTATCAACAACTCATCACTGCCTACCATGCCGATAAACCGAAATATCTCGATACCATCGGCTTGAGCAGTGCGCCGTTTACGGCTATCCAGTCAACCCTGGGCGATTTTATCAATAAGTTTGATCTCGACCGTGCGGTAGACAGCCAGCTTGATGCATTGGGATTGTGGATTGGTATTGGCCGGGTGGTCAGAAGCACCATCAATGGTATTTATTTTTCCTTCGATACTACCGGGTTAGGTTACGACCAAGGGAGTTGGCAAGGTGTGTTCGATGATATGGGGTTTACCGCACTGGATGATGAGGCTTACCGCACCATCCTGCGCGCCAAAATCCTGGCGAACAACTGGGACGGCACGATGGCGACCCTCAGTAATATCTATCAGAGCGTTTTCCCCGATGACAAAACCCAGATCTTCGCCGTTGATAACCTTGACATGACGATGAGCGTTTATCTGAGCGGGGCCCCATTACCTGCCGTGCTGCAATCCATCATTGCCTTTGGCTATCTGGATGTAAAACCCGGCGGCGTGCGTATTGCAGATTACACCATGGTGTCGGAACCAGGGCCGCTATTCGGTTTTGATGCTGACAATAAATATCTATCCGGCTTTGACAAAGGCATGTGGGGCTTGGATCTAAAGGAGATCACTAATGGCTAAAAATGATTTTTTACCTTTCGGCATCGGAGCGGGGGCGAATGTCCTTACCCCGGCAGACTGGTCGGCACTGCCTGCGCGCAGCAAAGGCTTTGCCTCCGGTGCGGCAAAGTCGAAAGAACTGAATACCGCCTGGCGACAATCCAGTGTGATCAGCAGCGTAGTAGCGCAGTTTATTGCAGATAGCAGCGGCAAGGATGTGTTGGATAATGGTGATACTACGGCGCTACTTGCTACGTTAAAGAACCTGTTAACCCCAACCGGCGTTCCGCTCCCCTGGCCGACGGCGACCCCGCCTACAGGCTGGTTAAAATGCAATGGTGCGACATTTAGTAAAACACTTTATCCCAATCTGGCGCTAGCTTATCCCAGTGGAATACTACCTGATTTACGCGGCGAGTTTATTCGCGGGTGGGATGATGGGCGGGGGGTGGATATGGGGCGAACATTATTGTCCGCGCAAAGTCACGCAATGCAACGGATGACGGGGAGCACTACCCCTATTCATGCTCAGACACTGGGGACAGATTTTAGTGGAGATGGTGTCTTAAAATTAATAAAAACAAATATGACGATACCATCAAACAGTGGTGGATTGAACACGGGGGGGCCCGGTATTTTATTTGATAATGCCGTGGCGGGAATTAATACCTCAACGGAAAATCGCCCCCGTAACATCGCATTTAACTATATTGTGAGAGCTGCATAATGAATCAGGCTATTTTAGATGGCAGTTATATTGCTACTATTTCAGGAGTGGTTACCGTATTTAATTACGATGGCACAACAGGGGAATATCTGAATTCCTGTGAGGAGTTTTTATCCGAGGGGGTAGGGTTGCCCGCTAATGCCTGTATTGACGCACCACCAAAATGTAAAGCCGGATATATTGCTCGCCGTGTCGGTGATACGTGGGAAACTGTTGCGGATCATCGAGGTAAAACACTGTATAGCACCGAAACCGGTCAACTCCTAACGATCAGTGAACTGGGAGGTTTGCCAGTAAATAGCACGATCTTGGCACCTAATACTCCATATGATAAATGGAATGACAAAGAATGGGTTACTGATAAAACCGCACAGCATGATGCTGATATCACTGCTGCAACTCATCAGCGTACAGAGTTGATTGCGGTGGCTAATGCAGCAATTATGCTTTTAGCAGATGCCGTAGATTTAGATATGGCAACCGAGGCAGAGGTAGTATTGCTCAATAATTGGCGGCGTTATCGCGTTCAATTAAATCGCGTAGAGATGAATGCCGCCCCTGATATTATCTGGCCTGAATTACCTGTATAAATAAAGGATATCACCTATGGCTAAAAATGAATTTTTACCTTTCGGTATTGGGAACGGTGCTAACGTATTAAATCCAACAGATTGGTTAGCTCTTAGTTCACGTAATGCTGGTTTCGCTACTGGTATCGCAAAATCGAAGGAAATGAATACCGCCTTACGGCAATCGAGTGTCATTACTAATGTAGTAGCACAGTTTATTGCAGATAACAGCGGGAAGGATGTGTTGGATAATGGTGATTTATCTACGTTGCAAAAAAATCTATCCGCTGCGTTATTGAATAGCGTTTCTGGTCGACTACTTAATACCCAGACATTTACAGCATCGGGTACTTACATTCCTACTACAGGTACTAAACGTATTCGAGCTAAAGTTTGGGGAGCTGGGGGAGGAGGGCAGGGTATGTCATCAACATCAATAAATAGTGGGGCAGTTGGTGGTGGAGGTGGGGCTTATGCCGAATCCCTTATTGATGTGACTGGAGTTACATCAATATCTGTAACTGTTGGTACCGGTGGAACCGCAACGGTTGCAGGTAATAATAGCAACGGTGGCAATGGTGGGAAATCGTTATTTGGGAAACATATTACCTGTGAGGGTGGTCTAGGGGGTAATCAAGGAAGCATAGCACCGGTACAGGCGACTGGTGGCACGATAATAAATATCAGTGGGCAGGTTGCTCAAGGTGGTGTAATTCTCAGCGGTGGCATAATCGTCGGTGGGGTTGGCGGTGGAAGCTTTGGTAGCGCGAGCGCAAACCCACATATTTCTATCCCTTCTGATAATGGACAATTCCCTGGCGGTGGCGGTGCCATGGGTACTTATATTTCTGCTACACAGCTACAACCATCGGGAATGGGGGCAAACGGCTATGTAATAGTTGAAGAGTATTCGTAATGGATTACGTATTAATGAACCAAATTATTCCGCATACCCGCATGTGGATAGTTTGCTCATTGAGTAATGATATACCCACTCTAAATGATATATGCATATCCAAGAACGGCGGTTTAGAGATGCAGTTAGGACTTTAATCCGTCAAAATTACATGCTGGAATTAACAAATGATAAAACTATCAGGTAGCTACCTTAGTCCAGAAGGAATACCCATTCCCTACGCCAATCTGGTTATCACTTCCCGTCATAATACCCGCCAGACTTTTTTACAGATAGCGGCCAGTGTTACCACCGGAGCCGGGGGCGAGTATCAACTTGAACTCTACCCTGGCGAATATGTGGTGACGGTGGTGTATAAAAACGGGCAGCGTGTGGTGTTGGGGACGATTACCCTGCTCAATGATAGCCCATCGGGGACGCTTAATGACTATCTGGTGGACAGCGCCCCGGAATTGACTGGCCCGATTGTGCTGGCAGAGATACGGGCTGCTGCGAAACAAGCACAGAAATCGGAGGATAATGCAAAAAGCTCTGATCTGGCCGCTGCGCAATCCGTTCATAATGCAGCGAACAGCGCCAGTGCTGCCGCCAATTCTGAACTGTCTGCCGGGAAGAGCCGTGATGCCGCAGCCAGCAGTGCCAGTGCAGCGGCGCTATCTGCCGCTGCGGCGCTGAAATCAGAAATCAGCGCGCGGGATGCTGCCCAGCTTGCGGCTGACACTGTAGCCAATAATGCGGCGATGATTGCGCAGGTATCACAGCAGGTGGAGGCCGTCTCTGACGCTGCGGTGGTGACATCTGCACAACTGAGCGCCTCTCAAAGCCAGCAACGTACTATTAATGGTACGGTGAATGGCCGGTTGGATGCGCTTGATAACCAAAGTGTGGTGCTGGCAAACGCTATTGATAGTGAAGCAAAAAGCCGTACCATTGCGGATAGCGAGTTGGCACAATCAATATCGGCTCTGCAAGTGGATGTGAATGCGGCAGATGCGGCACTTGGCAACGGCATTACGGCGATATCTCAAGCGTTGGCTAATGCCGATACCATACAAACCACATTAACCAGTAATATCGACGACCACCTGGAATGTACCGCCAGCACCGCCGTTGAGGCGTGGATCGCTAATGCCAATATATTGAATACATTACGTCAATTAACTTCTTCTCTCTCTACCATCAATGCCCGGTTAACGGCATTTGAATCTAGCAATATAAAATAATAAGGAAACTTCATAATGGCTTCTACAGCTTGGTATCGCACAGGCACGATAGCGCTTGCGCAAAATTCAACCACCGTTACCGGAACGGGAACCCAATGGAACAACCCGGTTTATGGCGTGGCCCCTGGCCAAATGCTGCTACTACCCGGTGCGGGTACGGTGGTGATGTATGAGATCCAGCGCGTGGTCTCCGATACGCAAATCACCCTGGCTACGCCTTATACCGGCAGTGCCGCCACGGGGCAGCAATATGCGATTGTCACCGCGTTGGTGGGCAGCGTGGCGTATTTCTCCCGGCAATTGTCGGTGCTGGTCAATCAGTGGCAGAGTCAATTGGATGGCTGGCAGCAGATTCTTAGTGGTACTGGCGATGTCAAACTGACCGCGCCTGATGGTTCAACGGTGACGGTGAAATCGCAGGCGGCGTTGACGGCGGCGATCAATGATACGTTGAATAAAACCACCACCACGACACAGACGGTTGCCAGTGCGGTTGAATTCAAGAAAAACATCACATCAAATGGCGATCAGCAAATGCGGGCTACCAGCACCACGCCCAATCTTTTGCTGAGATTCCGTGATGCCAATGATGTTGAAAAGGGGGCGATATATTCAGACACCGCTACCGGGAATATGACCATTCGCTGGAATGGAACGGCATATTCGATGAGTGCTAAAGCTGATGGTTCGGTGACATTCCCCGGTGATGTTTATTCAGGCTCTAGCAAATTAGCAACAAGAGCCACATCATTAGGTACAACGGATTTAAATACTGTATTTGATGAGGGAGATTTTTATCAGTACCTCAATGCTAATGCTACGGTGGCGAGAAACTATCCGACAGGTGTGGCGGGCGTTTTAAGAGTTCTGAGGTCGAGGGCCAGTATTGGCAGTGAATCATATGCAACTCAAATATATTTCCCCTACCGTTTTGGCGATCACTATTTCCAGCGTGCATATGATGCTGGAATAGCGACATGGACAGCATGGGAGATTTTCGACTCTCGCAGTAAAAATGATGCTCGTTATTTGCAAATAGGTGCGTATGGATTGGGAGCAGATTATCGTCCAGCAGTGACTGGCATTACGCTTGCATCTGATTATCGTATTAATGGCCCGGTATTTTTTAGTAAAAATACAGTCACTGATTCATTTGGCGGGGAGGATAATCACATCCTGAACGTGTTCGGAAATACGGCTCGTACATCCGGCTTACAAATAGCATCTAACGTTACTGCTGGCGCGAGATTTGGTTTTAGGCGTATTGCCAGTAGCGTTGCAGGATCGTGGGTTGAATGCTGGACAGATAAAAACACCACCGTAGATGCCAACGGCTTTATCAAGAAAGCCTCTCCAATCGTTAAACTGTTTGGTGATGGCACCAGCGAACTCAACGATCAAAGCCAAGGTGTTACCACTGAACGCATCAGCGAAGGGGTTTATCGTGTGTTTGGCACGTTTGGTTTTAACTCGGATGCTGAATGGGGCGGTATTGATGGCGGTATTGAGATACCGACCGACCGCAATAAGCTGCCGCTGGTGTGGGTAGATTATGAGGTTGATGCGTCTGGCGATCTGCTGATCAAAACTTTCCACCGGGCAAACTCATCGGCACCGGCGTTCGCTAAAAACATCATCACGGGCTACAAAGACGGCGACCCGATCGACATCCCAGCAGGCCGCTGGCTGGATCTGCGTGTGCAGGTATATAGCGCAGAGCCAGAATTAGCAGAGGAACCACTGGCAGATAATCAGCACACAAACGATCTTGACGATGAACCGGTCGAAGAGAACCGTACCGAATAATGTTCAATTTGCTGTACCCAGCCCCGCAATGCGGGGCTTTTTTATTTTTGAGGAGAGTCTATGTCAGAACCTGTTTCAAGTGCGGCAATGGCTACCGCTATCGTCACTGGTGCGACTATCGCCGGGCTGCTGTCTGGGCCGGAGGCCGCCGATGTGGTGATCGGCGCATTCATTGGCTCGGTGATCTTTGTTATTAGCGCGAAGGATTACCCTTTTGTCACCCGAACCGTGCTGTTTTTGGTGTCGTTCGTGATCGGCGTGGTATCAAGCGAATTTTTTGCCAATGCGCTATCCACTACGCTACCGGGCGAACTGGCGGTGACTAAGCTGATTGGGGCCATTGTCAGTTCAGCCGTCAGTGTCCGTTTATTAATGGCATTAACCAAGCGCGCTGCGGATCCCGATCTGCTCAAAAAAGGGGGGCATAATAATGAACCTTGATACTCTGTGTTTAGTGATTAATGGAATAGCCTGTGGTTTGATCTCACTACGCTTACTCGCTTTCCGCCGGGGCAACAATGAGCATGATTATGGTACGGCTATTTTTGCTTTCTGCATCATTGCGGCCAGCGGCACGGTGGCGATCCGTCTTGCCCTGGGCGTATACGATGAGGTGGATCCTGCTGAAGCTTTGCTCAACGTTGCGTTATGTATTGGCGTGTTTGCGGTTAAGGGCAACATCAAACAATTAGTGCATTTTTCTGGTATTAAAAAAAGTGGGGTTGACCATGAGTAATTTGATATTTCAGGATTATCAACGGGTTGTGGAGCTGTTGGGTGTCCCCGGCGCGGTAGTGCAGGCGGTGGCTGAAGTGGAAAGTGCGGGGGCGGGCATGCTGCCTGATGGCCGCCCCAAAATTCTGTTCGAACGGCATGTGTTTCGCCGCTTATTGTTGGAGAAGGGGGTTAAGGTTGATGGTTTGCCTGCCGATCTGGTTAATCGCGTAGCGGGGGGTTATAGCAGCGGTGCTGCGGAGCACGATCGTCTGGCACGGGCAGTGGAGATCGAGCGTGAGTGTGCGCTCCAGTCATGCAGTTGGGGTGCATTCCAGATCATGGGTTATCACTGGAATTTGTTGAAATATCCTAATTTACAAGCCTTTATCAACGCGATGTATAACAGTGAGGCGGATCAGTTGGAGGCATTCGTGCGTTTTATCAATGCTAATTCGGCGCTGGTTAAAGCCCTGCGTGCGCTTGACTGGGCTGCGTTTGCCAAAGGTTATAACGGCGCTGGTTACGCGAGCAATAATTACGACAAAAAAATGGCTGCGGCTTTCAGCCGAGCTGGGGGCTGA